AAAACCTGTGGAAGATTATGTTATAAAAGAAGTAACGGACGAAATCAAAAAGATATTGGAGGGATAACATGGAATTATCAGAGTTAAACGAGTTATTAAACACTTTAGATATTCCTGTTGCATATAGTCATTTCAAAGATTTGACAGAAACTCCGTTTTTGATTTACTATGTGAACAACGAGGATATCAGGGGTGCTGATAACAAAAATATGTTATCAGAAAAAAATATACGTATTGAGTTGTATTCCGATTTAAAAAACATTGAACTAGAAAATCAGTTAGAAGAGATGTTAATTGAATATGAACTTGATAAAAACGAAACTTACATTGAAAGCGAACAGCTACTTCAAGTAGCGTACGAGTTTTCAATGATTATTAAAAAATAAAAAGGACGTGAAATAATGGCACATACAAATTTAGATGAAAGCAAAAAAATACCACTCGGGAGCGGGTATGTTTATATTGTTGAGTTTACTGGCACAATACCAGCCGATAATGTTTTTGAAGTAGACGCAAACCGTTTAGGCTATGTTGCAGGTGGTGCATCAATTGAATACAAACCTACTCTTTATACCGCGAAGGATGATATGGGTAAGGTACAAAAAAATATCATAACCGATGAGGATGCGACTTTAAAATTAGGCTTAATCACATGGAATGCAACAACTCTTGATAAACTAGCCATGACTGGCACAGTAACAACAACAGGGCAAAAACGAACAATCAAGGTTGGCGGAATTGCCAATCAAAACAATAAAAAGTACGCTTTAAGATTTGTAAATCCTGATAAAACAGATGGCGATATCAGAGTTACAATTGTCGGAACAAACCAAGCGGGATTTTCCTTGTCGTTTACAAAAGATAAAGAAAATATCATAAATCCCGAATTTAAAGCTTTGCCGCTTGACAACGATGGAACTTTAATAATTTATGAAGAAGAAATTTTATCAGTAGCTAGTTTGGCTATTAGTCTAGTTGCAGGTACAGCAGGTAAAACTAAGGTTAGTTTAGTATCGCCTGTACTTGAAGTTGGTAATAGTTACAAATACAAACTTAATCATACTGCAAGTATCAGTTTTGATGATGTGTTAACAACAGGCTGGACAGCGTTAACAGTCGGAACAACTGAGATATCAACAGTAGCAGGTGATTTGGTGGTGGTCGCAGAGGTTAACACAAGCAACAATAAAGCAAAAAAAGTTGGCATAGCAACGGTAGTTGACAATATAGGCTAAAAATAATTAAACAAGCACTTAATCTTTATGGTTAGGTGCTTTTTTTGAAAGGATTTTAAGAAATGAAAACAATTGAACAAAAAAGCAAGCTAGAATTAAATATAAATGGTGATATCATACATATGTTACCACCAAAAATGCGAGTTTTAAGAAAAATGAAACAGTCGCACGAAACAGCAAATGAGGATGAAATACTTGAAACTATAGCTGAAGCATTGAGTAATAATATTGAAAATAAAGAAATTACGGCAGATGTTTTGGAAAATTTAGATGTTGAGGATTTTAAAGATGTTATGTCAGATTTCAACGGGTTTATAGCTGATATTCAAAAAAACTAGCATTGCCTTATTATCCAAGTGAGGATGTAAGGCAGAACTACAAAGTCGATACGATAGACTATAAAATCGTGATAGATTACGCAAACGTGTCATATTTTGATACATTAGAAATGGATATGTACACGTTTTACTCATTGTTAAGAGATGCATTTATTTATAATTGTCAAAACACAGAAAAAGGCAAGGAATATTTAGAAAATGCATGGATTTTAGAACAGAAAAAACCAAGCAGAGGCGAATTAAGAAATCACTTCAGAAAGGAGTGAAAAAATGGCAGGTTCAATAAAAGGAATTACAGTCGAGATTAACGGTGAGGCAAAGGGCTTATTATCAGCAATAAGAGACGTTGAAAAAACAAGCAAGGGCTTAAATAGCGAGTTAAGACAAGTAAACAATGGGCTAAAATACGACCCGAAAAACACAGTTTTGTTGGCTCAAAAAACCCAGTTACTAGGCGAAGCGGTTGCAGAATCGAGAAAAAAACTCGAGATTTTAAGAAATGTGCAGGAACAAGTGAACGAACAGTTTGCAAACGGTGAAATCTCAGCCGAGCAATACAGAGCGTTTCAAAGGGAAATTACAAGCACAGAGCGAGCACTCCGAAATTTACAACGAGAGCAACGTAATTTAATCGCATCAAACAATCAAGTTTCAGAAAGTTATAAAAAAATAGCTAAAGCCACAGCAGAGGTTGCAAAAGAGGCATTAAAATTAAGTGTATCAGCAATGACAAAAAGCTTAGAGGCAGGCATAAAAGGTTTTTCAATGTACACTGAGGCGTTTTCAAAAACAGTCGGCACAGTTACTGCTTTAATGGGTGGTTTTTCCACAAAAGTTGGAGCAGATTTTGAAAAAGCAATGACAACAGTAGCTTCCACCATGGGCATGACATCGGAAGATATACACGGTGGTAGTCAAGAATTTAAAGATTTATCAAAAGCGGCAATTGATGCAGGTATGGCCACTAAGTTTTCATCAACCGAAGCGGCACAGGCATTAAATTATTTAGCCTTGGCGGGTTACGATGCACAGAAACAAATTACAGCGTTACCGGTTGTTTTGGATTTAGCAATAGCAGGAGAGATGGAACTAGCTGCCGCATCTGACATGGTGACAGACTCAATGTCAGCATTGGGAATAGGCACAGAAAATTTAGTGGGATTTAGTGACGAGTTAGCAAAAACCGCACAAAAATCAAATACCAGCGTGTCACAACTTGGAGAAGCAATCATAACTGTGGGCGGAACTGCTAAAAATTTAGTAGGCGGAACGGTTGAGTTAAATACAGCATTAGGCATATTAGCGGATAACGGTATTAAAGCTGAGGCAGGCGGTACAGCTTTAAGGCAAGTAATCATTAACTTAACAGCACCCACGGACGTTGCAAAAGACAAAATGGCAGAGTTAGGGATATCGGCTTATAATGCAGATGGTAGTTTAAAACCCTTAAACAAGACGTTTGAACAGCTAGACGGTGCTTTAGCTAATATGACAGACGAGCAACGTATGAGCACATTGTCCACAATTTTTGATGCACGTCAATTAAAATCAGCTGAGGCGTTATTAGCAAATTATGGCGATAGATGGAATGAATTATCAGGTTACATAGATAACAGCGATGGTGCCATGAAAAACATGGCAAAAACTATGGCCGATAATTTGAAAGGTGACTTTGATGCATTAACTTCATCAATGGAAGCATTAGGAATTGAAATTTATCAAGGCTCATTGGTTGAACCACTTAGAAACGCCACACAACAATCTTCTGATATAATTGTTGGCTTGATAGATAGCTACAAAACAGCAGGGCTTGACGGTCTTATAGCAGGAGCATTAACAGCACTAGCAGATAATTTGCCAGTTATTTTAGATATGTTAGTCCAAAAAATCACAGTAGGATTGCCGATGCTGATTAACGCATTTAACAGTTTGATTTTAAGTTTAGTTAATATGTTACAAGTTGAGTTACCCAACATTTTTACAAATATCATGCCATCGTTGATGAGCGGATTTTTTAACATGGTAAACAGTCTGATATTAAGTTTACCAACACTTATGCCGATTTTGGTACAAGGTGCAATTGATTTTTTCATGGGCATTTTAGAAGGCATGGACACAGCTGTTAACATCTTAGTTGAGGTTTTACCAGGTATAATCAGAGACATGGTTGCAAAGTTAAAAGAGAGTTTGCCAAAAATGATTAAGATAGGTTTTGAGATCATACAGTCTTTAATCAATGGACTGTTGGAAAATCTAGAGGATATACTGGATATAGCTTTAGTAATCGTACTTGAGTTAATAAACGGATTAATAACGTTTATTCCTCAACTAGTACCGATAGCCGTTGAGATTTTAACGACAATCGTCAACAGTTTAATTAACAATTTACCACTTTTAATTGACGTGTGTGTTAATTTAATTTTAGCTCTAGTAGATGGATTTTTACAAGCAATACCAATTTTAATTGAGTTTGTACCAACGATAGTCACAGAAATCGTAATTGCTTTAATTGAGGCAACTCCATTGTTGATTGAGGCGTTTTACGTTAATAAACGGTCTTGTAAATGGTTTTGTGGGCTACATGGGCGAAACTGACAAAATAGGGCCTACAATGTTTGAGCGATTAAAACAAAGGTTTTCTGAAATAAACTGGACGGAACTAGGATTAAATATATTGATGGCTTTAGTAAGCGGATTTGACAATATGACGCAGTATCTCAAACAACCGCTTTACGCGTTTATAGATATGATTAATATGATGATATTATCAACTAATATGATGATATCTAGTCTAAATGATTTAGACATTACTATTCCCGATTGGGTTCCAGGCGTGGGCGGAAATTCATTGGGATTTAATATTCCTGCAATTCCCATGCTACCTATGATGGCAAAAGGTGGAATATTGAGTTCAGGAAGTGCAATTGTTGGGGAAGCAGGCCCCGAACTACTCACAGTGGGAAGTGGACGGTCAATGGTACAACCATTATCGGGTAACAATGCAAACGGAAACGACTTAATAAGCGAGGTAAGAGCGTTAAGAGCAGAGTTTTCGCAACTAAACAAAAAGCAAGTAACAATACAAAATAACATGGACGGTAAGACGATAGCAACACAAACAGCATCGTTTTCTGACATCATAAACGGCTTAAATATGCAATATGCAGATCGGGGGTTAGTACGTTGAGGGGGATAACAATAGACAGCAAACATAGTTATAATGATTATGATTGTATAATTGTAAACACAGAATATGGCAGCATAAAGAAAAAACTTATACGTGCTACTGTTCCTTATTCTGACATTGTGTATGATTTTTCAGAGTTAAACAACACAGAAAATTTTGAAGAGCAAGAAATTAAATATACTTTTGAATTTACTGAATTTGACTTAGAAACACTAGAAACAAGCACGCAAACAGTAATTACATGGCTTTTGTCAGCTAACAACAATACAGATATATTTGACGACTTGACAGCAGGATATCATTATGTGGGTAAATGTACAGAAGTACAACAGTCAAGAGATAAATATACTGTGCGTATAGTTGCTACTTTTTTAGTTAGTCACGCAAAAACAGCGGATGAGGTGGTTTAATGTATTTAGTAAAAATCAAAAACGGAGCAACAGAAACTACAATACATCAAATCTCTACAACTAATCTAATTAATGATGCACAAATAAAAAAAGAAGTAAATCAAATAGATAAATTAGAATTTATCATATATCAAAATAACGCAGGGTATAATTTATTAAATGATTTACAAACACAGATAACCGTTGCAAACACAAAAAAATCTATATTAGAGTTTGGCGGCCGTGTTTTAAAAACAGTAAAAAATATGGATAGTGACGGTTTAGTTTATAAAAAAGTAACGTGTGAGGGCTCACAGGGGTTTTTATGTGATAGTATACAGTATTATTATGAGTTTGTAAATGTGAGCGTGACTGATTATTTAACGACTGTATTAAACAATCACAACGCACAAGTTGAGGATTACAAAAAAATATATCTTGGATCCGTAACTTTCACCGACTTAATAAACGTTACACATACTTATAAAAAAACTTTGGAATCTATAAAAGAAAACTTGATAGACATTTTAGGCGGAGAAATCCTTGTAAGGCAGACGGCAGGAATTAATTACTTAGATTATAAACAAGAGCACGGAACAAGGATAACGACAACAAAAATCGAATTAACCAAAAACATGAAAGCAATGTCAATCGATAGAGACACATTGTCAATAATAACTAGATTAACTCCTCTAGGCAACAAAATAAACGGCACGGAGCAAAGATTGACAATATCAAGCGTAAACGGTGGCGTCCCTTTTTTAGATGATTTAGATGCACAGTCAGAGCTGGGTGTAATAACAGCAAGTCAAGTTTTTGACGATATATCAACTGCTTCAGCTTTAAAAACTGCAGGCCAAGCATATTTAAACCAAAACAACTATGTAAAAACATCATATAACATTGATGCTTTAGACTTGAGTTTAATAAACTTAGATGTAGATAGTTTTGATTTGTACAATGAGTACAAAGTAATTAACAGCTTGCTTGGAGTAGATGAGTTTTTAAGAGTTATATCTAAAACAATAGACTTAAATAATCCTCATCAATCAAAAATCGAGATTGGCGACAAAAAAACAACTCTTACAGACATAGTGTTAAAATCTTATGATTATGTTACTTATCAACTACCAGTTCAAAAAAATGATTGGCTGGAGATTGCTAAAAATAATGCATCAGCGTTGATAAATACAGCAACAACAGGATATTTGGTAATACGTAACAACGAGATTTTAATTATGGACACGGATGATATTAGCACAGCAACTAAAGTTTGGAGATGGAACGTAGCGGGCATGGGTTACAGCGACAATGGATATAGCGGGACTTTTGACATAGCACTAACCATGGATGGCGGTTTCGTGGCAGATTTTATCACGGCTGGTACGTTAAGAGCGATTGATATTGAGGGCGTAAATATAACAGGGTCAAATATCGATAGCGTATCAACAGGGCAAAAAACGGAAATAAAGGACGGTATCTTAGCTTTTTTTAAAAAGATAGGGAGTGTTTGGGAACCAACAGCACGATTTAATATTATAGCAAACGGGAATGGCGAATACGGTGCGATGGTGATTACTGATAGATGGTATGGTATAGGTCGAGAGTCGGGCGGTGGCGTATATATTGATTATAATTACGAGCCAAATCCAGGAAGTGGAGACTCCAAGCACACATATCAAGGCGGAGTGGAATTGATAGTTTGACAGTAGCAAGTGCGGATATTGATAGTTTGACAGTAGCAAGTGCGGATATTGATAGTTTGACAGTAGCAAGTGTGGATATAATCGCAAAATTAAACGAGCTAGAGGGCAGGATATCAGCTTTAGAACCATAAAAGGAAGTGAACAAATGAAGCAAACACAAACAACAAAAGGCAAAGAAACTATAATAATTGGCGGAGATAGTGCTACATTATTTTGCCAGGTTATAACTCAAGATATAAACGAAAATAAGGTTATAGCGGACGTTGAAAATGGTACTATGTATTTTGCACTAGCAAAAGAAATGGAAGAAGATGTGGCTTTAGTGCAAAAAGAGTGTTTACAAAGTGAGGACGGTATATTTTACGCCACTCTTGACCCGAGCGACACAGAAAATTTAGAGGGTAGGTTTATTTGTCAATTTAAACTAGTTTTAGATTTTCAGGGAGAAAAAGCAGAATATATACGCACATATGCGGATATAATAATAAAACGTGGAATACCACAAATTGAGATTGAGGAGGTAGGCAATTGAGTAGAGATTTAAAAAATTATTTGATGTTTGAATTTTTTGTATCATCTTTAACGCCAATGTCATCAACGCTAGAGCAAGCAAATGCGTATACAGATGCAGAAGTAAGCGGAGCGGTTGCAGAGTGCAAACAATACACAGATGGTGCAATCACTATATTAGATACAAAAATAGACGAGACAACAGCGGATATATTGCAAGATGCAAATACATACACAGACACAGAGATAGCAGATATATTAGCAACTATGGATAATGTAATAAAAATTGATAGCACAATTACATCAAGCGAGTTAAATTTATTATTAGCAGATACAAATAAAAAAGTGAAAAATATTTATTTTACAGCTGGCACATACACGCTAGGCGAGATAAGATTAAAAGCAAATACACACATTTTACTTGATAAAGATGCAATTATCAATGTAATAGACAAACATTTATTTTTTAACTTTGAAACAACAGATACAGAAGTGTTGGCTTATGACGGTCAAGGAAATATCACAGTCGAGGGTGGTACAATAAACGGACACGCATGTTCATTCATCCACGCTAACAATGTAACTTTTAAAGATATAACTTTTAACAATACAGCAAACGACCATTATTTCGAAATAGCAGCGTGCAGAAATTTTAGAATAGAAAATTGTCATTTTAAAGGAATGATTACACAAATTGAAAGTAGGAATTATGTAGAGTACATACAGTTAGACCAACCAACATTTTCAGGCTTTCCACATTTGGGCGATGAAAACTCACTTACTTTTGACGGAACAGCCAATTGCTGTATATACATAATTGGTTGTACTTTTGACAAAGGAAACACAGCAGGATACGACAATATATATACTGCAATTGGGTCACATGGAAGCGGTGCTAATTATCAAACACAGATATATATATTAAACAACAAATTTTATAACTGCTCTCATGCGGCAATAGCTGCGAGAGGGTGGAAATATTTAATAGTTGATAATAATACTTTTGATTATTGTAGTGCTGCACTACAAGTCAAGTACGGCAATAGCGATATATCATTTAAAAACAACTTTGTAGACCACGCGGACAACGGAATATATTGTTTAAATGACAATAATTCAACTTTCTATTTGCTCAAAATAAATGGAAATAAATTTGACAATTGTTTACACAGACTTAATGTGAATATTATTGAACAAGAGGGCGTAACGCCAAACATAACAGGCGGTCAGATATATGACACAAACAACAGAATAGAAGACTGTGGCACAGATATAATAAGATGCAAGGGATTTTATTATGCATGCGGAAATGTGTATGTGCGTATTAACGAAGCTTTAGGCTATGTAATTTTGCTTGACAAAACAACAGATTGCACTATTACAAACTGCAGATTTAGTCAAATAACTTTAAAAAGCGGCGAAACTACATTTAATATAGTCAGAGTAGCTACAAGTTACACAGCGTTGATGATTAATAACAACAGATGTGACAGCACACTTTTATATAATGCCGCATGGGAAGATGGTAGCTATGTAAATTCAGATAGTAACACACAGCTTATCACTAACAAAGATTTAAATAGCTGTTTTGATACTGGAAATTATTATGGCTATACGTGTACAAATACACCCACCGAGGTCGAGAGCGGGCGATTTACTTTACAGGTTTATAACCGCAACGGTTATTTATCACAAATACTCATATCAACTTATAGTAATGAGATGTTTACGCGTACATACTATGATTCGTGGGGTATTTGGGCTAAAATAGCTAAGTCAATTGACGTGGAAAATCAATTTAGCTTAGTCAAAACAGTAAATGGCACTGATTTAAATACATTAGTGAGCAGCGGACGTTATTATTGTGCAAACTGCACAAACACACCAGCATCAGTAGGAACAGGGCGTTTTGTCCTCAATGTTATTGGAAACGGTGAATATTTAAGCCAAACTTTAGATTTCCTTTACGAAAATCGCAAATTCGTGAGAACCTGGCACACGACATGGAACTCATGGACTGAATGTACGAATAAAGTCACTGATATTGATAGTGTAGATTTGGACACTATGAAAAACGATGGCATATATTATGGGGTGAACTGTATAAATACACCGTCAGAGGTTGGTACTGCAAAATTTACACTTACAGTATTAGGGAATGGAGAATATGTCAGTCAAACACTTGAATACTTATACAGCAACAAAAAATACATGCGTACATGGCATGACTCATGGAAAGCATGGACTGAAACAACAAATACATCATCTTATAATTTAGCAACGATAAACGAATACGACTACTTAAACACAGAAATGAATTTAAACAGCGTTGATATTGATATTGACAACAAACTCACAACAGGAGTTTACAATGCTATAGTTATCAGATGCAAAACAGAAAATGCGTATACAATATGTCGCACTAAATGTGCCGAAACTCTTGTAATATGTGAAAGTGCAGAATATCCAACAGAAGGAACACAATTAAATGTGTTGTTTGGCGATATGTCAACCCCTAACTATGACAGTACAAAAACAGTAACAACAACAGCAAGTGGGAGATATCTTATAATATTTTATTATAGTGCTGACAAGTCGAACGGATATAGACAAATTCAAGTGCAAAAAGGAGTGGCAATAAGAAATAACCAGTACGGCACGGCATGGCTACCATACGCACTCAACCAAAAAGATATCCTTTACGGCAAAGTAATATCAGCAATTGGCGACAGTTACACAAAAGGCAACATCTTAGCAGACCATCAAACTTGGCTTGCTAAACTTGCAAAACGTAACGGTATGACTTATTATAATCGTGGAAAAAACGGTGACTTAATAGTGTGGGACGGTATTAATAATCTTGATAATACAAGTGTTGTAAGACGTTTCGACGACGAAATGCCCGCTAATTCGGATATAGTGATTGTGTTCGGTGGTCATAATGATGCGACAAAAAATATGCCAATCGGCACAAATACAGACAACGTAGACACAACATTCAAAGGTGCTTTAAATGTGCTCATAGGCAAAGCAATAACTAAATATCCAAGAGCTCTTATTATATTTATAACTCCATCGTGGCGTTACAACGTGGAAGAGCCATATTCAGATGCTACACAAGAGATATGTAAGTTAAATAATATCTTATGCATAAACTCGTTCACAGACTTTGATTTCACTTTAAAAAATGCAGCACAAAACGCAAGATACAACGAGAGATGGGTTGGTCTTTATGACAAGTACGGTTCAAACAGAAGTCATTTTAATGAAGAGGGGCACGAGCGAGTTTCTTATATTATAGAACATAAAATCAGACAAAATATATTTGAGTAAGGAGTAATTAACATGATAAAAACAATAGCTTTAACAGCTAACACAGAGCACAGACTTCAAAATGTAGACAATAAATATTGTCTAGTAAAAAACTTAGGGGCATACAATGTATATGTAAGTAAAAAACCAACAATCGTTGCAGATGCAGATGACGTACAATGTGTTTTGCCACAAACAGCAGAGTTAATAAAAGACATACAGTTAGAAAACAGAATATCAGATTTATATTTCAAATGTTCGGAAAATACAAAAATTGAAATACAAACAAGTGCAGACGCAAATTTTAACAAAATGTTGAAAGGGGGTGAAAAGCTAATACTCGAAAGAAAATATAAATTATCAGAGTTAAAAATATTGAACACGGCGGGAACGTGGGTAAATGATGTATATACAGAAAAAGGGATAACGTTTAATTTTACAACTGATTTTGATGATACAATAAAATCTGTGTCGCTGACTGGCACATGTTCAACGACGTTTAATTTTACATTAAGATTTCAAGAACAAGCTACAGAGCTGTTGACGCCTAATCAACAGTATTTACTAGCTGGATGCCCTGCAGGTGGGTCAGAGGTGACATATACGCTTAGAGTGCAACAATTTAAAGATAATGGCGACTGGTTTGCGAGCCACTTCGAAAACGGAAACGGTTTAGCAATCAAGCCAAGTTATGGGAAACATAATTTTGTAATTAGAGCTGGCACAGGGGCTGTATTAAATAATGTGGTTTATACTCCAAGACTTTATAAAGTCTTGTTTTAAAATTTACAAAAAGCAACTAATAGATATATAATTTAAAAGGAGGACAATATGTATGTATTATTAATGAGTATAGTTGTTTTTACTTTGTGTTATATCAGCAATTTTTCATTTGGTTTATATTACAATACAAAAATATTAAGTCAAAAAATATCAAAAGCAAAATTAAAAAACATGGGATTAAAATTACTTTCTTTTATCGTTGGATTAACTTGTTTATCAGTTGCATCTTATTTAATCCCAAATGTTTTGACAAAACTAAATCTATCTGTTACAATTGACATAACAAATAAATCAATAGCAATCTTGTTTGGCTCGACTAGTGTATTTTACGCTAGTCAAGCACTTGTTAAATTAAAAAATATTTTATTAAAAAAGGAAAGTGATAAAAATGATTAGCCCATATTTAAAAAATTTTACAGTAACACAGGCATACGGGCATCAAGGCCACAGGGGAATTGATTTAAGTGCTAGTTTTGGCGTAGGTGATACAACTATATTAAGCGTGTCGGATGGTGTATGCATCCACGCAGGATGGGAAAACCCTCGCAATCAGTACCAAGGCTATGGACTGTGTATAGTTATAAAAGATAATCAAAACAGGCATTGGATTTATGCACATTTAAGCAAGTTTTTAATAGGTACAGGCGATATAATCAAGCAAGGACAAGCAATAGCAATAGAGGGTACAACAGGGTCAAGCACAGGGCTACATCTACATTTAGAGTGCAGGCAAGGTGGATGGTCACAAAGTAATACATCTTTAAATGTTGCTGATATTTTAAACATACCAAACCGTTTAGGTTTAGTTAACAATCAATCTCAAACAGCAAGTCAAGTTAGTACAAATAATACAACAACTGCAACAGCACAAAGCCCATATAATTTTAAATATGTATATAGCGATAAAGTCGCTGAGTTACAACAAATATTAAATCAAAAAGGGTTTGCACTCGCCGAAGATGGCTTGTTTGGCATAAACACATTAAACGCTTTGCGTAAATACACGATCGAGATTAACGACAGTGGTGCATTGACTAAATGGACTCAAGAGTTTTTGACAAGCAAAGGATATAACGTGGGTTATGTTGACGGAGTAGCTGGGGCACAAACAATGTTTGGTATAGAGCAGTTTCAGAGAGATAAAAATTTAGGAACAGCAAAACGGAATAATTACACTTATCTTGGAGGGGATGATTGGTATTATCTGATTGAGGGGTGACAAACGTGGAACAGCATGAAAGTCAAGTAGCTATGCAAACATTAGAAAGCATAAAAAGCCTATTATCAGTATATGAAAAAACAGTCGAAAATGAACGTATAAGGCAAAATAATGAACACAAATTAAATATTATAAAGTGTATATGTATATCAGTAGTTGTGATAATAGTAGCATGTATATTGCTATTAGCACCGTCTCAAATAGATGTAAAAAATGTAGCTGAAGCAAAAAGCGAGGTGGTAACAAGTGACGTGGAGAGATAAATTAAAAATAGCAATTTGGAATTTAAAAGTCAGAGTGCAAACAATAGCAACTATATTTGTGCGAGGGGGTAAAAAATGAAAATAGAGTATCTTGGAGTCATTGCAACATTAATGACAATATGCTCTTTTTTAATTGGCAGACTAGGAGCTTTTAAAAGGAGCACTGCTGATGATGTATCTTGTAAAGTCAATCAGCAAAGGGATATAAAAGACCTGCAACTGTCGATAAGCCGCCTCGAGGGAACGATGAAAGACTTATTTGCACAGTGTGCAAGTAAAACAGAGATTGAAAACTTAAAGACTAGATTGCAACTGCTCGAAAAAAATCAAATACCGTAAATTTAGACTAGCTTTATTGCTAGTCTTTTTTTGTGCATTATACACAATAAAATTTATTAAAGTTTGTATAGTATAAGTATTGTAATACTAGTAAAGCTATGCTATAATATAAATACAGTAAAACACAAAAACAAATTAAGAAAGAGGTAATTAAAATGCAAGAATTATTAAAAAGATGTTTTTACGACAAAATGACAGTTACGGAGGCTGTTAAATTTATCGAAAAATCATACGGTAAAAAGGTTACCGAAAAATCAATAAAAACAGCAAAAGAAAACATAAAAGCTTGTTCAAACATAGACTGGGAATAAATTTTAAAAGAGAGGTGTTAAACTCTAAAAAACACAGAAAGGGAGTATATTATGAATAAATTTACAACACTAAAAGAAAAGATTGAAGAACTAAACATCAAGATAGCAGAAAAAAATTGCGGTGGAAATTTAAGCAGATTAATAAACGAAATAAATGCACCACACCAAAACGGAATAGTAATCGGTGATGATTACTTGGATGAAATCAGAGAAAATTTTTTTAATTCTGATTTCGACTCAAGCAATGAGGAAATAGAAAATAAATTAAAAGAAATCGGGAAAGAAGAAGAATACATTTCATTTCTCAAGGGAATAATCCAAGATTTAGAGTGTGAAGTAGATGAATAAAATAAAAAAACTTAGAACAGAGAAATCGCTAACTCAAGAAGAGTTAGCGATAATATCTGAAATAAAAATATCCACTTTGCAGAAACTTGAAAGAGCAGATGCAAATTTAGAGAAAATGACACTAGTGACAGCTATTAAATTGGCTAAAGGACTAGAAATAAGAGCAGAAGAATTAATATAAATTAAAAAGGAGTGTATTTAAATGAAGCCAATCGAATTATATTCGTGGGTTGGTTATATGGCTGGTTATAAGTGGCACGACGTAACACAAGAAGAAGTCGAAAAGCTTATAATAGCAACTTGGGAAAAATGTGATTTTAATGTGCATAAAAAAGAGGATTTAATTAATAGTATGCAGCAAGTTGTAAAAAACTATAATGTACGCAAATTTATAGAAAAGAGGCTAGGGATAAAAGCAGAATAACTGCTAATATAAAATTTTAAAAAGACTGCTCAGGCGGTCTTTTTTATTTGACAAAACAAAAAATATCGTGTATAATAATATTAGATTATTAACTCCAAAAGATAATCTCCTTTTAAAATAACCGTGCAGCATTGATGTAAGCTATACATGATATAGCAATCATCTAAGAGCTTAATGCGTGCGAGACGTGGGCACGGTCTTTATTCATTATTTTATACCTCCTATTCCTTTCTGTTACCCTCAGCTTTTTAACTAAAGTTGAGGGTATTTTTTTGTCTATTTTTAAAGTAAAAACTTTTAAAAATCTATTGACAGCATACATGTAGTGATGTATAATAAGTATATGATAATTAGTAAATTATCAAAGACAAATAAAAATAAAAATAGGGGTTGAGGTGATAATAATTAAAGATTATATATTAATCATTAGTTTGATTTTATTATCAAGTGAAAGCTTGATGATGAGAATAGTAGCAATCGCAGGATTGCTGTATTATGTAAAAAGGAGGGAAAAGTGATGGAGGAAGAAATCAAAAAAGAATATGCAAACGGACTGAGCATCGGCCAAATTTGTGAAAAACACAAATATCAAATGGCACGCGTTTATTTTGCCTTATTTAAAGTTAAAGTGGAAAAATGTAATCCAAAAAGTCATATTGATTGTTTAAACTGTAAATATGAGGATTGCATAAATCAAAGCCAAGGCTTGTTTGGATTTGAAAAGAAGCTAAGACCAAGCATCCCAAAATCAAGCTATACAATTAGCATGATGCTTGAGCGTGCAAGAGCAGGCAAAAGCAGCTGGAATTTTAGATAATTTTAAAAGGAGATTAATTATGGATAAAAATATAGGTGAAATTTTAGATTTGCTTGATGCAGAAATCAAAAGGAGAGAAGCTTTTGACAACGATATGTTTAAATTAGGCATACATATCACGTGTGGAACATCAATAACGCTTGACAAAGAGATTTTTCAAGATTTTATACTTGATAAAGATGTGCACGTTTCCGAGGCAGATGCACGCATGGCGGGAGTGATTTACAAAGGGCGTAGGCTTTGGTTACACAAAAGGAGGTTAAGCGATGATAAAGACGATAAAAAATGAAAAAGAGTGGCTTGAGGAAAGGTTAAAAGGCATAGGTGCATCAGAGGCTGCAAGTGTTCTTGGGTTTAACCCATGGAAAAACAATCAAAAATTATTTTGCGAGAAAACAAGTGGAATAATTGAAAAAATAAATAATACCGCTATCGAGTATGGGAAGAAAGCAGAACAGCATATAAGAGAACTGTTTAAGCTTGATAATAAAAATAGTGACATATCATATAGCGAATACGATATGCATATAAACGATGAATATCCTTTTATTTTTGCGACTCTTGACGGCTTAATAAACCACGACGGAATTTTAGAAATCAAAACAACAGAAATACGCAACAGCTTAGACTGGCAAAAGTGGGATAATAAAATCCCTCAAAATTATTACATACAGTGTTTACACCAACTTTTAGCAACAGGTAGACAATACGTGATATTGTATGCACGTATTAGATATAACAGTAAAGACAGCGTTAAATACACGGAGCGACAGTTTAAAATAAATCGTCGTGACGTAACAGATGAACTTGATTATTTACTAAAAAAAGAAATCGAGTTTTGGCAACAAGTGCAAAGCAATCAATGCCCAGCGTTAATTTTACCCGAAATTTAAATTAAAAGGAGTTATTTAAAAATGGATTTTAAAATGTTGACAGATTTATCAACTTTACCTCAAAAAATTGAATTTAACTTTGAAGAGTTAAAAGCAGATCTGATGCCCAAGCTAGATTATTATAAAAATCTAGTTGTATCAGAAGACGGAATAAAAGAGGCTAAAGCTGATAAAGCAAATTTAAACAAGTTGGCTAAAGTAATAGATGATAAACGCAAAGAGGTTAAAGCACAGTACTTGGAACCTTATATGTTGCTGGAAAAACAATGTAAAGAAATTATTGACATGATAAAAGAGCCGATTCTATTGATTGACAATCAAATTAAAGTTTTTGAAAACTTAGAAGATGAAATTAAATACAAAGCGATTGAAAAGTTTTTTAATGAAAACGCTACAGATTTAAAAAAATTAATAAGGCTTGATATGGTTCTAAATGCAAAATGGAAAAATAAAGGAACTAAATTAATAGAAATTACTCAAGAAATCATTGAAAGTATTGAAAAAATCAGGGTCGATTTACAAACGATTGAAAAATTAAATACAGAAAAAGAAAGCATCTTGAAAGATTTTTACTTAAAAAATGGGTTTGATATTGGCAAAACTCTAGCAGAAAAAATAAGACTAGACGAGCAGGAACAGAAACTTATTGAGTTAAAAGCAAAGCAAGAAGAAGAACGTTTGAAAAATGAGGAATACAGAAAGCAAAGAGAAGAACAGCAGAGTATACAAGCAGAACAAAATTTACAAGCACAAAAAGAACGCGAAGAGGCTTTAAAACAGCAGCAGCAAATACAACAACAAGAGCAAAAAGAAGAACAACAAGTTGCACATATCCCTGAACTTGAAAAAAGATATAGGGTGAAATTTAACGTTACCATAGAGGGAACAAAAGCGGAAATTATGTCGAAAGTTTCAGAAATCGAAAAATTAAATTTAATAATAGAAAGGGTTTAAAAAATGATAGAAAACAAATTAATTAAAAACGACAATGTTAGCAATAAGACAATTACATTTACAGTAAATGGCGATGATGTTAAGTTATCGCCAAATATTATCAAAAATTATCTTGTAGCAGGGGACGGAAGAATATCAGACGAAGAAGCGATAATGTTTTTGAATCTATGTAAATACGCTAAACTTAATCCGTTTTTAAGAGAAGCTTATTTAGTTAAATATGGTTCTAAGCCAGCTACAATGATAGTTGGGAAAGACGTTTTTTTGAAAAGAGCGTATCACAACGATAAATTTAAAGGTTTTGAGGCTGGTGTGGTGATTGTAGATAAAGACGGTAAGATGATAGAGCGACAAGGGTCGCTGTTGTTGCTAAATGAAAAGCTAGTTGGTGGATGGGCTAAAGTATATATAAACGGTTTTGATATACCAATTATGGCAATGGTTTCGTATAATGAGTATGTCGGCAAAAAAGGAGATGGAACAGCAAACAGTATGTGGGGCGGGAAACCAGCAACAATGATAAGAAAAGTAGCGTTAAGTCAAGCTTTAAGGGAGGCTTTCCCTGACTCTTACAGCGGGCTATATACTGCTGAGGAAACACAAATTGACGAAGAAAAATTAAACAATGCAGTAATAAATGTTGAAGAAGTAATCAAAAAAGAGGAAAGTGAGGTTGTAAAAACTGAAATAATCGAAACAACAGCAAATGGGCTTGAATTCGAAGAAATTTAACTAAATTAGCACTAGTAAGCTTTTAATCGACAAACTACACTATAATTTTAAAAGCCGATTAAAACGCTTGCTAGTAGCTTTAAAATTGAAAGGATTGATTTTTATGAAAGAAGAAATATTAAAAATTATAAACAAGTATGAAGAAAACAACGACACGGAGTGCAAGGAAGAAATAGAAGAACTTTTGGTTAGAAACGGAATACAGGCAATCGAAATCGAAATCAAAAACACATTCGATAGTCCCGGGTATGACGTGTATTCCGTGGCGGTAGCGTGGATAGAAAAAGGCAAACTGCAATTAGTGTTGAGCTATATTGGATTGGGTTAGGTGATTTTTATGAAAAAGAAAACAAATGGAACAGAGTTGCTTTTAATAATTCCAGCGGTATCTTTATTAGCAATGTGGATTTTATACATAATATTTGAAAAATAAATTTAAGGAGTTTTAATATATATGATAAACAAAGCAATTTTAATGGGTCGTTTAGTAGCAGATCCGGAACTAAAACAAACTACAAATAATATAGCGGTATGCAAGTTTACAATCGCTATCAACAGACCAAAACAAAAAGACAAGGAACAACAATCGGATTTTATTAATATAGTTGTTTGGCGAAATACAGCAGAGTTTGTTAGCAAGTATTTTACAAAAGGTAAAATGATTATTGTTGAGGGTGCTTTAAGAAATAATAATTATACAGATGGTAATGGTGTAAAACATTATACGATAGAAGTGCATGCAGATAATGTATCATTTGGTGGAGACAAAAAGTCAGACGATGCAACAGAGCAAAAACCAAAACAGCAACAAGAGTCTAAAGTGGATGTCCCTGACTTTGATTTATCGGAGTTTGAAGAACTCGACGGAGATGTTCCTTTTTAAATTTTGGTACCGACATTAATGTCGGCACCTGAAAGGAGTTTTAATTATGATAAATAAAGCTAATTGGAGACTACAAGTTATCAACAAAAAGAAAAACGACTTGCAGATAAAAAACGAAACAACAAAAGATTTAAATCAAGAGATTATTAACATAATAAACGACTTAGCAGATTTAGAAAATAAGTCAATGCAATTAAAACAAAAGTTGCAAGCAACTAAGCAAGACTTGTATTATTTAGATAGGCAAATAAATTTAGATAAAAAAGACTTAAAAAGTCTAGAAAACGAGGTGCAAAATGGATAGAATAAGAGTAATCGGTGGGATTTTAAACGCTGCTGAAGAAAAAGCAGTTAACGACATAATCGACAAATACACAGATGTTGATTATGCAGAAGCAATAATAAGCGGTGATTTTATTGACATAAAAACATACAGAAAAGCCCCGTTTAAGAGGATAAGAAGAATTACAGGTTATTTAGTTGGAGATTTAAGCAGATTTAACAATGCAAAATTATCAGAAGTAAAAGACAGAGTTAAGCACGGAGCAGGTGATTAAATGCATACAGCGGATATGCTAAAACTATTACAGCAGTTACCGCTTGAGGTTAAAATCGAAAAAACTAAACAAAGGATAATTGAGTGGTATGAGCATTATCAAGGGCAAGTATATATCTCGTTTAGTGGCGGTAAAGACAGCACGGTTTTACTGCATTTAGCTAGAGAGATATACAAAGATATTGATGTGGTATTTGTTGATACAGGGCTTGAATACAACCAAATACGTGACTTTGTTAAAACTTTTAGCAATGTGACTTGGTTAAAACCTAAGATGAGATTTGACGAGGTTATAACCAAATATGGATATCCGATTATAAGTAAAACTATATCTAAACGTGTGTATGACGCATCTATAAAAACAGATTCATACGCGCACTCAATGTTTGATGGGACATATAAATTAAAAAAAAATGGTGAAAAAAGCCAATACAATTGTGAGAAGTGGAAATTTTTATTAGACGCTCCTTTTTTGATATCAAACAAATGCTGTGACATTATGAAAAAAGAGCCATTACACAGATTTCAAAAAATAAGTGGCAAAAAAGCAATAATCGGAACAATGGCATATGAAAGTGATCAAAGAAAGCAAGGCTGGGTAAAAACAGGTTGTAATGCTTTTGATAGTAAAGAGCCAATCTCCAAACCATTATCGTTTTGGACAGAGCAAGACGTATTGCAGTATCTGTTGATGTATAAAATACCATATTGCAGCGTGTATGGTGACATAATACAAGATGATATGGGCAAATTAAAAACAACAGGACAACAGCGTACTGGATGTGTATTCTGCGGGTATGGCGCACATCTAGAAAAATCTCCAAACAGGTACGAGAAACTCGAAGAGATCGACTACAAAAAGTGGGATTACTGCATGCGGGACATCGAGGATAACGGGTTAGGTTTTGGCAAAGTTCTAGATTATATCAACGTCAAATGGGGTAAAGACGACCCCAACGACTATAAACTAGATGGATTTTAATAAATGCACGGTGTAAAACCCGTGCGAGGAGGTTAAAAAATGGATGGCAAAGAATTTGCAAAAATAAAAAGGAAGAAATACAGGCAAGAAAACAAAGAAAAATTGTCTTTAAAAAGAAAGGAACGTTACCAAAAACGCAAAGATGATTTTAAAAAATATTACCAAAAGCACAAAGATGATTTTAAAAAATATTACCAAAAAAAGAAAGAAAAAGGCGAGACAAAGGTTTATTATGAGGAAAACAAAGAGACTTTAAAAGCAAGGTCAAAAAAATACTATGAAGCAAACAAAGACAAATACAAAGAAAGATATGAGCAAAACAAAGATGAGTATAAAGAAAAGTCAAAAGCGTATTATCAAAAAAACAAGGATAAAATAAATGAGAAAAGGAGAGTAAAGAAAAGTGAGCACGACTCAAAAAATGCAGGCGATATATGACAAAAGATATCGTGAGAAGCATAAAGAAAAATTATCACAAAAACAAAAAGAACGATACAAAAAAGAAAAAGAACAAGGAATAACAAAAAAATACGATGCAGCAAAGAAAAAAGAAATAAACAGAAGATATTACATAAAGCATAGAGAAAAAATGCTTGAAAAATCTAAATTAGTAAGAGAGGTGAAAAATCATGAATAAAAAAGTTAGTATTACAATTACATCTGATGTAATCGACAAAATGAGGGATATGTCAGACAAGGAAATATCAGAAATGATATTTGAATGTCATAATCACGCAGTTTTATCGACTAACTGCAAGCAAGGAACATACGAGATAGATTTAGCCAAATTTAATCAGATAGAAAGGACTAAATTTTAATGATAAAATTGATAAATGGTGATTGCTTGGAAATTATGAAAACGATTGAAGATAAATCAATTGACATGATTTTATGTGATTTGCCGTATGGAACAACAGCTTGCAAATGGGAT